TGTTGCCTCACCTACATTCACAGGAACCGTTACAACCCCTGAGCTTTCTTGTTCAGGAACTTCAAGATTAAAGTTGCCTGTTGGGACTACTGCACAAAGACCGGGATCTCCAGCCACAGGAGACACTCGTGTAAATAGTACGTTAGGACAAGTCGAGGCTTATGACGGATCAGCATGGATAAACCTTGGAGGAGGTACTCCAACAGGTGCTATTTATGCAATGGGAACATCAACAGTTCCAACTGGATTCTTAGAGTGCAATGGAGCTGCTGTTAGTCGAAGCACTTATGCAACATTATTCAGCACAATTTCGACCACGTTTGGAGCAGGCGATGGTAGTTCCACGTTCAATTTGCCCGACCTCCGGGGGGAATTTATAAGAGGTTGGGATAATTCAAGAGGGGTTGATTCAGGAAGAACACTTGGTTCAACTCAGGCTGATGAATTAAAAGCTCATACTCATACTTATATAGATCAACAAGCCGACGCAAATGGTGGTTATCGTTGGTGGAAAGGAGGTGACAATGATTGTGTCGCCGCTGACAAGGAAACTGAAAGCACTGGTGGATCTGAAACAAGACCACGAAACGTCGCTTTAATGTATGTAATTAAAACCTAATCATGGCAAATAGAAAGATAACGGACTTCACTGCTTTAACCGCTCCAGCGGCTACTGATGTCCTGCCAATTATTGACCAAAGCGAATCAGGGGCAGATAAAAATAAAAAGATTACTTTTGCAAATGTATTAAGCAAGGCTCCAGATGGTTCAGCGGCAGCCCCTTCTTTTTCGTTTAACTCTGATCAGGATACAGGAATCAGTGGCGGCTCTAATACACTTGTTTTAAGTACAGGCGGAAGTGCAAGGTTATCAATCAGCTCGGCTGGTCTTGTCACTATTCCGGGCGATTTGACAGTCAGTGGCACAACAACAACGATTGATACAACTACGCTCACGGTAAAAGATAAAAATATAGAGATTGCAAAAGGCAATGGAGATGATGCAGCAGTAGATGGCGCTGGAATAACAATTGATTCAACTGATAGTGACAAAACTTGGAATTGGGTTAATTCAACTGATGCATGGACAAGTTCAGAGCATATTGATCTAGCTTCTGGAAAAGTTTTAAAAGTTGCAGGAACACAAGTTCTTTCAGCTACTAACTACACAGGAACAGCTGCAACAGCTACAACAGCAACCAACGTTACTCTTGCTGCGGAATCTACTGACACCTCTTGTTCAATTCTCTTCGCAACAGCGGCAAGTGGAAATCTTCCACCGAAGACAGCAACGAGTCTTACTTTCAATTCAAATACAGGCGCATTAACCGCAACTTCATTTGTCGGAAATTTAACTGGCAATGTTACTGGGAACACTTCTGGTTCTGCGGGATCTTGTACTGGAAACGCTGCAACAGCAACAGCTTTAGCCACTGCAAGAGCAATTAATGGTGTTGATTTTGACGGTACTGGAGCAATAACAGTAACGGCTGCGGCTGGAACGCTTACGGGGACAGAATTAAAAAGTACTGTTGTTACTTCAAGCCTGACTTCTGTTGGAACGCTTTCCTCTTTAGCTTCAGGAGCAATAACAACAACAGATAATCTTTCTGTTGATAACGACAAAGAGGTTCGTTTTTACGAAGCAGATTCAAATGGTTCTGCTTATGTAGGAATAAAAGGAGCAACTGATAAAGGATCAGAAGCTAGTTATACAGTCAGTCTTCCTGCTGACGCTCCAACAGCAAATCAAATTCTTAAGGCTGACGCTTCTACTCCTACAACATTAACTTGGGCTACTGATTCAGGTGGTATTCCAGATACAGGCGGAACATTTACAGGCAAGGTTACTCATAACTACACATCTTCAATACGAGTCCCAGTTGGTACAACTGCTCAAAGGGATGGTTCTCCGAGTAATGGAGATTTTCGTTATAACAGCACAACTTCTAAGTTTGAAGGATATAACTCTGGATGGGGTGAAATTGGTGGAGGTGCAACAGGATCAGCGGATCTATTAGATATTGCATCTTCATCAGGAACAGGTGGAGGTGGTTCAACTTTTGATGGATCTCGTTATCGCTTCAAGCTTGTTACTAAAGGGACTAGTGACGCTGTTACTCCTGTTAATGCAGAAATACTAAGAGTTTCAATTGCTGGGGTAATGCAGCAACCAAACGATGGCTCAGGTCAAGGGGATATGACTGAGGGCTATGTAGTTTCTGGAACGGATATTATTTTTGATTCCGCCCCACCTTCAGGAGCCTCATATTTCATCATCAATATGGGTACTCAAATTGCAGTAGGAAATGCAACTACATTTACTGTTGCTGATGAGTCTTCTGATACAACTTGTTTCCCATTATTTGTTACCGCTGCCACTGGTGATCTAGCCCCTAAATCTGGAAGTAACCTTGCATTTAATTCTGCCACAGGACAATTAACAGCTACTTCTTATGCAGGTGATGGATCGGCTTTAACTGGATTGGCATCTTCTGTTGCCGATGGATGTATCTATGAAAATTCCCAAACGATTAGTTCCACATATACGATGAGTACAAATAAGAATGGCCATTCAGTTGGTCCTATTACAGTTTCGGGAACGGTGACAATCCCAACTGGATCTAACTGGGTTATTAGCTAAACTTTTATTATGGCAATTATTGTTAATGGTTCTAGTGCAGCGGGGTTAATCAACCTCGGATCTAATGGAACGATTTCAAATTTAGCGGTTGGTGGATTACCTGACGGTACAGTAGATGGAGATACACTTGCTTCTGGTGTAGGAGGTAAAATTCTCCAAGTAGTAGGCAACCTAAATACAGGTGGAGGCACTTGTTCAACATCTACAAGTTGGACTGAAACTTACATCACTGATACGATTACACCAACAGCTTTAGGTAGCAAAATTGCTGTATTTGCTACAGGTATGGGTGGTTATATTGCTGGCAGTGGTCATGGAAACATGACTATAGGGAGGAATGTTAATAGTGAAGGCTGGAGTTATATGGGAGATGGTACAAACGGTATGGCTTATATTTATGCCCATACCGAAGACCATTATACGGCTGCTTTTAGTTATTTAGATAGCCCTACTTATACTTCAGGAGAAGAGATTGAATACAGTATATTTATGAAAGTTGGTGGAGGCACTGTTAGTGCATATTGCATAGGTAATGGTAATTCTCATTCACCTATCATTTTAATGGAGGTAGCAGCATGAGTGATTTAATAGACAGAGCCAAGGCAATTTCTTCTTTAAAACCGGACGCTGTTTGGACTGATAATAATGGAGTACTAAGTTGGGATGCAGGTAATTCTCAAAGTAAACCTACTGAAGATGAAATCACTGCTGAAATTAATAGACTTGATTATAAAAACAAAAGAGAAGCCGAATACCCTAGCGTGGTCGATCAGCTTGACGACATTTACCATAATGGAATAGATGGTTGGAAAGCCACCATCAAAACCACTAAAGATAAGTATCCAAAACCATGAGTGAAGTAAAACTCACTGCTGATTCAGGAGGAGGAACCGTAGCTTGGAAAGCTCCAGCTTCAACAACTTCTAATGCAGCTGTAACGTTAACGCTCCCGCAAAATGATGGAGATGCAGATCAAGTATTAGCTACAAATGGATCGGGTACCCTTAGTTGGGCTGCCGCTGGAGGAGGAAAGATTGGGCAAGTTCTTCAATCAGTTAAAACTGACATTTCTAGTACAGGTAGTACATCTGGATATGTATTAGCGGGAACAGATCAAAGTGGTAGTGGTTCAATATTTTGTTGCAAGATCACACCTGCGGCAACTAGCAGTAAAATACTAGTCACCTTAGACCTTACTTTTTCTTGTAATCAGATTTATTACATGGATCTGTTAAGAGACATTAGTGGCGGTACTTCAGACACCAACCTATATAGAGGTGGTGCTGCTACTAATAAACTTCATCACACGATGGGTGGTTATCACGATGCTGATGGAGGAAGTACAAGCAATGTTTCAATGACTTTTAAACATAATATGCACCATGTAATGACTTATCTAGATTCACCAAGTACAACAAGTGAAGTTACCTATAAGACAACTTTTAAAGTATCTCAAAGTGGTTACGATATTGTGTTTGGTAGGAACTGGGGTGATGGAGATAACGATGCCACTTCTGTAAGAACGCCTTCTAGCATTACTTGTATGGAGGTATTGGCATGAAATATTCAGATTTTGATGCAATAAAAAGAGCATATCCAGCAGTTGTCTCTATTGATGAGACACATGGATGCTTTGACAAAGACAACAAAGCTGTCACTGTAGAGCAATCTAAAATTGATACAGCTCGAACTACATTAAACACAGAAGCTGCTGCAATTAAATATAAAACTGATCGGACTAGAAATGGTTCTCCTATTTATGCTGATTTCGGGGAACAATTGGACATGCTGTATAAAGATATGGTTGCAGGTAAGCTTGACACATCTGGTACGTGGGCTGCTCATATAGCGGCTGTTAAAGGAGGTAATCCCAAACCATGAGTACACTCAACACCACCAACATTAAGCACGCTAGTTCGTCATCGAACAGTATTGTTTTAGCAGCTGATGGAAGCTTAAGTTTACCTGCAGACACCGTTGACATTGCAACTTTGTCGGCCACTGGAACGGCCAGTAGTTCAACCTTTCTAAGGGGTGATAATTCTTGGGCAGCAATAGCATCCGATAAAATAGAAGAAGGTAATACTAATGTTGAATGTGTTGATACTGGCTCTGATGGTCATATTCTATTTGATACAGATGGGACTGAACGTGCGCGAATCAATAATAATGGTCTTTTTGTCATGGGACGTACTGACCAACAAAGTACTAGTTCAAGAATGTCTTTACAAGGGACAGCCACACATCCTTTGGAGATTAAGAGAACTGGGACTAGTAACCAAGGAATGATTGGTTTTTATAATGATAATGGTATGGTCGGAGCTATTAACACCAATGGATCAGCAACAGAATATGCGACATCATCTGATTACAGAATGAAAGAGAATGTAACTGCTTTAACTAACGCTGTTACAAGACTAAAAACGTTAAAACCTTATCGATTTAATTTTAAAGCTGATGCGTCAAAGACTGTTGATGGTTTCTTGGCGCATGAAGTGACTGCGGTTCCTGAAGCTATTTCAGGTGAAAAAGATGCAGTTGTAACTCAAGCTAAAATTGATTTAGGAATTTATAAACAATCTCAATTAAATGATCCTATTTATCAAGGTATAGATCAATCAAAGTTAGTTCCTCTTTTAACCGCAGCCTTACAAGAGGCAATTATTAAGATAGAGACATTAGAAACTAAAGTAGCAGCATTGGAGGCAGGCTAATGGGACTCACTCAAGCAGGAACAGATGGCATAAAAGATGATGCTATCTCTTTAGCAAAGATGGCCGCTGGAACGGATGGCCAGATCATTACTTATGACGCATCAGGTAATCCAACAGCCGTAGGACCCGGAACAGATGGACAAGTATTAACTTCTACAGGAGCCGGATCACCTCCAGCTTTTGAAGATGCTGCTGGTGGAGGTAAAGTTCTACAGTATGTTCACGTACAATCTACAGGAAGTAATTATTTTGATGCAGATAATGCTTTCATGGATATACCTAATACCACGATAACAGTTACTACAACTAAATTAAATAGTAAGATAATGATTCAATGGAACTCAGGTATTGCAGTAACCACTACTGGTGGAGATATAGATGAAGTAAGTTTTAGAGTAAGAAGAAGTATTGGGGGTGTTGATGCCGACGTTAGAGAAGATAATCAGTGGTCTTATTTCAGTCATGCGAACAGCTGGCATGGTCCAGGACAATTCCACATGATGCATTTAGACTCACCAGCACAAGCTGCAAGTACAGCAGTTCAGTATAAATTAATGGGACTTGTACAGCAAACTAATGGTAAAATATATATACCTTATGGTGAATCAGGACAAGCAAACAACATGCAAATTGTAGCTATGGAGTTAGACGCATGACAGTAGATAGAATACCTGTACATAGGTTTACAGCAATTAATTCATTACAACCTAACGCTAGATTTCTTGGTGGTAGTGATCAAGTAGTTAAGTGGAAAACACCTGACATTCCTCAACCAACTGAAGAAGAGATACAAGCAGAAATAACTCGTTTAACTGATGAGTACCATGCTGCCAAATATCAAAGAGATAGACAACCTCAGTACCCTTCCTTAGCAGACTTTGCCGATGCTATGTATTGGAATAGCAAAGGAGATGATACAAATTTAAAGGCGTATTATGCGGCTTGTGAAAAAGTTAAATCTGACAATCCTAAGCCTAGTTAATTGAAGATAGAAACCTTTGACAATAAGGTTCCTTTTTCTACTAGAGAACGCTTATTAAATACCTGCGCTGAATCTAAGTTCACTCTCGGTTGGTGCGATAGACCTTTTATTGATGGAGATAAGGTCATTGCAGATACTCATAGTGCATGGACTACAGCACAAGCAAATGACACAGGAATCCTAGATTGTTTACACGAATGCACCGAACCAACGGACTGGTTTACAGCAAAAGGGATTGAATCCATTGTTGTTAATTTGGTACGTTCCAGTGATATTCATTACATTCATTCGCATCCTAAAAAACAGGTTGCTTTGTATTACGTCAATTTAGATTGGGAAGATGGATGGTATGGAGAAACCTTATTTTATGACTCAAATAATTTAAAAGAAATCATTTACGCTTCTAGTTTTGTGCCGGGAAGAATTGTTCTTTTTGATGGTGGTATTCCACACGCAATAAGGCCGCAGTCAAATAAGGCTCCTAAATATAGAATGACTATTACATTCATATTCAAAGAAACAAATGGCAGTTGAAGCAGAACTAGCAACCTTGCTTGAAGCAAGAGAGCAAGTCATGATCCGTTTTAATCAAGCTAATGAAGTTATTAATCAGTGCAAACAAGAACACGCTGAATTAACAGGTGCTATAAAAATATGTGAAAAGCTTATTGCAGAAGGCGGGTCGGAAGGGGAGGTGTCTTGCGAGGTAGGGATGACTGAGTAACTAAAGCTAAAGGCAACAAAGAGACAAGTGCCACAAATACGATTAATATTACAGGTGATAATGCTTTTAAAAAGGCTTCTCTCATGCAAAGAGTCTGTAACATCCTCAGTATCGTAGCTTCTGTCCTTGTTTTCTCAATACTTGGAGCAGGAACATTTGGATATTTGTGGATTACAAATGAAGAGAATCAAGAAAAACTGAAAAAAGAACTTATTGGAAATTTAACTGGATCGTTACCTATCCCAAAAGATTTAACTGGTCCTGCAATTCCTACAGCCCCATTACCTAAGTTTTAAAAATGGAGGCAGCAACACAAGCATGGCACTCGATGAGCTATGCCGAAGGTTTTTTATTTACCCTTTGGATTGTCGCTTTGTACTGGGGTAAAAAAAGGATGGATTTACACTTTGATCGCAAGATGAAAAAGTGAAAAGCTTTTTAGATGCAATCGGCTCATTATTTGTTTATACAAGCCCTGAACCTTTTGATGGACATAGAAGATTCTTAAAGGATTTATCAAGCAAGAAACTGAGAGCACTTGCTGGAACGCCTAGTCACTACAGCAAGACGATATTAATCAATATGATTATTGATGAAATGAAGGATAATGCTAAAGTGCAAAATGAAATCGCTTAGACATCGTTCTTGCTTCTACGGAACGTAGGGATCTGATTTAAGTGGTTTCACCATAATTAAATGAGCGAAATACCTGATATTCAAATTAAAGGGATCAATATCCCAGACATTCAGTCAGGAATTTATATTCACCCATCTTTAAACGCCCCCAATATTCCGGTTGCTGTTCCTATAGGGTTTCCGATTATTGAGATGCCTTGCGTTGAAGTTAGGAAGGCTAATTATGAGAATGAGGCTCTTATATCAAATGATCCTGAACAGAATGTGGCGTATTGCGATGGAGGGGCGCAAATCCCTTCATATACCCCAATCAATTACGTACCTGAAGAGATCGTTCCAATTGAGGAATCACAACCTCAGAGACACTCAGAACCAGAGACGCCCCCAACAGACGAGCCACCGCCAGCCCCCAAGAAAGACACGGATTGCCCGCCTCCTGACGCTCCGGAAATCGGGACCAAAATTCCTGACGGGAAGGGGACGAAAGAGATAACAGGATATGAACTAATCGGGAATAGATGTGTCACTCAATATTCAGAAGTCTCATTTGCTGAACAGATTGTTGATGCAATTCCAAGTGTTCCTCAAGTTGTTCAGGTTGGAGGTATTGCAATAATCGCAACTAGCGCAGCCGCCTCAACTCCAATTTTATTACGTGTAGTAAAGCCGATTGTTAAACAGGTGATGACCAGAATACAAAAACTATTAGGAAAGAATCCAACGAAACCAACTCAATCAGAAATTAGAGCTAACGCTTATCGGAAGAAGAAGGATTTACCACCGTTGAAGAGGAGCAAAAATAAGGTAAAATAAACAAAGGACATACCGAGAAAGCTTGCGGGCTCATCCGTCACTGTCCTATAACAGAGAAGGAAGCTGGCCCCGTAAACGCTCCGTAACCAGTCGGATGCCGTACTCTTCGGGAGGATCAGTTTATAAATAATCCCTTCTCGACCTATTCAGAAGAAGTAACTGGGATATTGTGTCGGTGCGGTAGGACTTGACCCATTTTTGGCTTTACAACAACGTCCTGGCATAACTTAAAAAATGGGCTATTTTCAGCGAACTCTATGCCCTTCAACTTAAGCTCGCCACAGTTCTTGAGCCGTGCGATGTGCCAATTGAGCTGACTATCTTTCAGCAGTTGTTCCGTTCTGGCAATTTGATTATCTGCTGCTTGCTTACATCTTCTTTGGAGTGAATTATCTAGTGGGATTGAAAAGGTCATAGAAAAACCGAGGTTCAAAGCGTGGTTGTCCTTCTGTCCTGTTCTGTTTCTTGTGTAGTGCGTTATTTCCCCATCATCGCCGTATTGAGGTTGATCGTACCAATATTCTCTTGGTACGGAATACTGATGGGAGTCGGTAACAAATGGACTGAAAGTTAACATCGGACCCTGACATAAAATATTGCCTCCGTACTGATTTTGGATAAGATTACCTTGCAGACTTTGGATCGCCATGTTCGTAACAGAACCGCTGGAATTGGCTACAGGAGCAGCAGTTTGGGAGGTATTTGCTAATACTTTAGGTGAAAGTATAAGGCCGATTATTGTGAAAATACTGAGGTAGTTTCTGTAACGCTTTCTATATTTGTTGTCCGAATTATGTTTGTTACATTTGATAGCCCCGGCCCCGTATAACTCTCTACGAATTGAAATGGGTTTCCATTTGTTGTGATGGTCACGTTTGGTTTGTTGGTTAGATTGGCTCCCGTCCATGTGTAATTTGTGCCGTTGATTGTTTGGGTTGTAGTTGTTGGGGCGGGTGAAATGTTGCCATCAATCGACAAGCCAGTTCCATTCAGGGTGTAAGTGTGCCCAGTATTATAGTCATGAGACGTTATATTTTCAGTGACGATACTTGTGGTACGCGTGACCGCCGACATAGTTCCTGACGAAAAGTTAGGAACTACTGGCACAGCTAGAGTCTCGGCTGGTATTAATAATATAAATAGCGGTAAATAACGCTTCAAAACTAATCAACCAAAGTTTCTATGATGCTTGTTGCTGTGCAGCTAGAACCAGCTCCCATTGTGCCCCCACATGTGTGAACGCCTGATGTGAGTGAAGTGATCGTTCCTCCAGTTACTCCACCGCTACCAGTAACCGTCGATCCCAGAGACGGAAGCGATCCGACCACACCGCTACTGACTGTCGTTGCTGATTGGATTGCATCCCCTTGGGTTAGTGACTCAACCGCTGAGAACGCAGACCCAGCAGTGGTAACAGTGAAGTCAGTATCTATAAATGCGGGTACACCTGCGGTCACAGAACCAATATTCAGCCCTCCAATTGCTCCAGATGTTGTTGTTCCTGAAATTGTCTTACTTGGAGTGACATTCGACCCAGAAACTGAATAAGTTGAACCTATTCTTGTTACAGAAGAATAAGCCGGATCAAGAGTAATAGTTGCACTCGATTTTATGGAGTGACGGACATCGGCCTGAGCAGGAGCGGCCAACAGTAAAAGGAGTGGAAGTAGTTTTTTCATGGTTTTAATTTACCGTCATCTCCGATAGGGCGTTGTGTAATTGGATCTATTCTTTCTTGTTGTACGACTTCAGCTCCATTAATGGTTAAAGGTGTTTGTACCCTAATGACTTGCTCATTGGCTGATTGATTATTCTTAGCCATCATTGCTTCCATATCTTCTTTACTAATTCCGTTGCTCTTTTTGTCTTTTGCAGTAGACAAACCAAAACTGGAAAGTGCTCCCGTAAACACGCTGGCAATGAAGGTCGGATCGAAGTTTTGTTTCTGGAAGCCAGGAAGATCAACGTATGCCAAAGTCAAGATAAATCCAGACCAGACAACAATTCCCAAACGTACTGCAACTCCGATCAGTGCAACTTGTTCTTCTCTGTCAGGTGTTAACTCTTGCAACTTACCTAATACACCTTTTTTATCCGTCTCTTTCTTTTCCTCATTTAAAGGTTTGGTGGGGTTGGTTTCTGCCATAAGATAAGCGTGACACTCTAACAATCTAGATGACAGAGATTATTGCTGCAATTGTGGGTGCTTTATTCTCAATGTTGATGATGACATTTAGCACGATTAGTAATCGTAGACAGCGAGAAATTGTTGAAATATTTGCTCGCTTAAACAAGCTAGAAAAACAAGTAGCGGTACTATTAGAGAATCCACCAAGAAAACGTGACTGGAGAGGTAACTTATGACAAATTCTTTTGATTTCGCTTATATGACAGAAAGGGTAAAACTTCCCACGATTGAGGAGGAATTAGAAATGGAGAAAACTGTTAGAGATATTTTAGAAATAGAAGATATAGACGAATTAAAAAGATGGGCGGAATCATTTGCCAGACAAAACTACGAACAAAGTAATTTTATTGTGCATTGCTTGGATAAAATCCATTATCTACACGCCAAACTAGCCTGCGCTGAAAACAGAGTTGTGCAGCCTCAGAAGTCTTGGTGGCAAAAATTATTTTTTTGATTGATTCCTACGGGCTTCAACCCAAAACTTTAATTCTTCAATACGTTCTAAAGCTCTTGTGATTTCTTCTGAATCTTTGATCGTTTGAAGACCTATACCCAGAGGGGTTTCTTCTTCAGCGATAGCGCGTTGTCTTTTAGTGGGCATTAGGTAGCAGGGCATGTTGGGCGTGAATGGAAGGACTTTTTAAGTCATCCCATTGCACTGAGTAATACCAAGATGGATGACCTCTTGAGTCATTTTTTGTTGTGGCATGTAAAACAGTTCCGAACCTTGGTGGCTTAGTGCCACCAATAGTTCTTTTCTTTACACGATCTCCTCTCTGGTATCTTTGACCGACACGTGCAGCAGTCATTAATCCTTTAAAGGAGAAATAGTACCACCTTCATTACTCGACCAGTAGGAACCCCATAAGGTAAAACCAGGAACTTCTGAATAATCGTCTTTTCCTTTGTAAACACGAATCGTTGAGTTTCCGCCTAGTTCAATTTCAGTAGCTTTATCCATTAAGAATTTGGCTGCTTTTTTTGCTTCCTCAGCGGTGAAATCAATGATTAGATTTTTATCAGGAGCTTTTGAATTGCCTTTTTGATCTTTGTCCTTAAAGCGAAAACGTGCTGTAAATGCGTTGTCCATAATTAATGCAATGTGTTGGGGTTGATTTTGTGCTCTTTTTCCCATGCTTTTACATCGGAGAGCTTATATCGAACATGTGGTCCTCCCGGTTGGAGGCTTCGATACTCCTCCCACGGTGGTCCGTGAGGGGAATTACTTTGCTTGGTTCTTCTTCTCCACTGTTTGACAGTTAGTGGAGATATTCCATAGCGTTCTGCTAGTTCTTGCGAGGTTAGATATTCTGTCATGCAGCTAATTTGATCTCGGTTAAATCATCCTTAGACAATTTCCCATCTTTATGTCGTTGCTCGGCCATAGCAATAATTTTTTGATTGTCTGATTTTGGATCTTTCAACTTGGTTAGGAACATCGCTTTTAGATCAGACTTAATAGGTTGAGTTTTGGCCGTTTCCTTGATGACGGCTTCAACGGGCTGCGCTGGTAGTTCTTCCTCGGTATTCATGTCCATATCGGGTTCGATTCCGAGGATCATTTTGATCGCATACCGTCGGGCATAAGTAATAGCACCTCCATAAGTAAACATTGGTTTTGATCCCATATCGCTGGGCAAAAACAAAGGAGTTTCGCCTTTAATTTCTTCGCCTGATTTATGGATCAAATGGGTAACGATCAAGGTCTGACCGTGTTCATTGCATCCAAAAGTTTGGGTTAAGACAAGATCATTCTTAAGCAACACAGGTTGAACCACTGAAAGCATTTCTTCCAAAGGTGTGTACTGATAAGAAAATTTTCCTAAACCTGCTCTTCTTGATTTAGAGAGAGAAGGGCATTGCTCTTGAAATTTTTTTAAGGCTGCGTGAATTTCTTTCATTTTTTTGTTGGGGTTGGAGGAAAAGCCCATCGAGGTAGGCTCAAAGTTTGAATGCCTTCTTCTTCACTGTGATGAGGCCAGTGATCCATAAGAGTGCATTCAGCAATGCGATCTAAACCTTCACGGCATAACCGTTGGCCTTCACGCATTGCATCTTCATCTAATTCATATAAGGCTGTATCAAATGGAAATTCTGACTGGACAACTAGAAAAATAAAACGCTTTACACCACATACATTTAAGTAATGCTGTGCCTGCAAATGATATGAAAAGTTTGCAACTGCCTTTGCAAATTCCTTGGGACTTGCACCGCTACGACTTGTTTTTAAATCAACGATCGTATCTCCTGTAAACCAGTCGGTACGAGCTTTCATTGTTAAACCAGTCTTTTCATCATCTTGCCACCATGATTTTTCAGCAACTCCATTGGTCAGCAATGAGCTTGCTTCTTTGTCCGAAGTGACTGATTTTCTCATCTTTAAAGCAAGATCCCAGTCTGATTGGGTAACGGCTGTTAAGCCTTTCTCTTCAGCTTCTTTTGCTTCTTCTTTCCCTTTCTTGGTGTTACGACTAGAAACGACTGTAAATTCTTTTTCAAATAACTCTGGCTCAAGCACTGCTGCATGAGTCAAAGTACCTAGCAACATTGCTGGTGTAGTTTTTTTCTCAGGACGGTCAGGATTAATAAAACAATTCCAATAAGCTCTAGCACCGTGAGCATTAATCGTTTTTAATTTGCTGGCATTGATAGCAGGATCAGCATGGTACTGAGCATTGCTAATTTGAACAGAGCCTTTAGTCATAGTCCCTCCTCTTCCTCAGCTTCTTTAAGATCTTCAAGGTCTGCCAAGGCATCCTCTTCCTCTTGTTTGGTTCTGTTGATTTCAGTTTGCATTGTTTTTAGTTTGTTATCGTGAAAGGCTTTTCTGATTAAGTAGCCGATTTCTTTGGGAGTTAATTGGGTCATGATTCCTTACGTGATTCCTTAGAAGCATTTAATTCCGCACGTGTAGGTCTTTCTTGTTTGCCGTAAGAAACAGCAAGCTCTAAAAGTTGCAATTGGGATGGTGTTGCCTCCTTAGTTATGAAGTCAATAGCATCTAAGAATGGGCCTTGTTTTTTACTTTTCATAACTTCTATCTATCTCCAGTGTCACGAATCAGATGAAATAGGCCATCTTTTCCTTCTATATATTCACGCCGCTTGTAGCCTGTTTCAAAGTCATATTTAGGCTTCACTTTGTAAAATTCATACCTTTCTCTAGGAGGCTCATAAGGTGGATAGTAAGAAAAAGAACCGTTCTGATTAAGGTAGAGTCCATTCCCTAAACAGGTGCTAAGACAAAAGGGGTTTTTCATAATCCCTCCTTTGGATTTGTTTTTGCAGCTAGGTATTTAGCAAAAGCTGTATAGCGTTTTTTGAAACTCTGGATATCACATCCACGCCCTGACTCGTGAACTTGTTTTGATAATCCTGAGCCGCCTTTATACTTTTTGAACTGAGCAGCGGAAGCTAAAAGATGAGGTGATAGCCCATTCTTTAATTGGAACTCATATATTTGATGGAATAAAATCTCCTCAGAAGTGTAAAGAATCGGGGATAGTTGTTCGCAGAACATGTCAACCAGTAAAGAATCCTCTCTTAAAGGCTCAAGTTCTCTTTGTAATTTGGCCCAATATTTAATAGGCCAATCAAGCTCAATCTTCATAATCCCTCCTTATAAAGGCATGTGCTTGGTCCATATTTCTGCAAAAGAAAAGGCCATGTTCTTAGCATCAATGCTTTGTTATCAGCGTCAGCTAAGACCCCTGCTTTTCCCAATGCAGATTCAAAACTTGAACCGTGATTTAAGGCGGTCTTAAAAGTGTTAAGAACTTCTGATTGATTCATTGAAGAAAGAGATAAATTAGAATTGTCACCCTTCGGTCTGCTTGGTGACTGGGATCGGTAGGAGGCCGGGGTTGGTCTCCTTCCTCCTATATCTGAAATCATTTTTTCAACTCCATTGTGAAATTGTCCTGTAGGAATCC